ACTGCTGACGAGCCCGACACCGCCACCTTGCAGGCCCATGCTGAAGTCATTCAGGAACTGTGGCGTTTCGTCCAACAGGATACCTATAGCGCCTAAGATGTCGCCCTTCTTGAGAGTCTCGATCGCCTGGCCCATCTGGATGAAGGCGGCGCTGAACTGCTGCAAGCCGAGGATGGCTGTGCGACCGATAAAGCTGCCGATGGACTCAACCAAGGGCTCAAGGTTCTGGATGTCTTGACCGAACTCATCCATACTGCCGGAGGCCTCCTCCAGGCCGGTGATGAAACCTCGACCAAAACTTTCCTTAAGTTCGTCGAAGGCAACGGCGAGTTTGTCAATCTTGCCTGAGAGCGTGTCAGCAGCGGCTGCCGCCTGGCCGTCGAACGTTTTGGACAAGCCAGCTACGATCTTGTCGAAGTCCTTGGATTTCAGGGTGGCAGCGTCCAGGCCGGTGCCGAGCCTGCCGAGCGCTCCGGTATTGCCGTCGGCGGCACGAGCAAGCGCGTTGGATACGGTCTCCAGGCTCTTGCCGCTGCCAGCGCTGACATCCAAAGCCAGCGTCAGCAGCTTCTGCGCTTCCTCAACATTCTGGGTGGACCGCAGCAGGCGATCCATCGAAGGACGCAACTGGTCATCAGCCACGCCTGTCAGCCGCTGCTGAGCGTCGATGAATCCCTCGACCGCCGTCGTCGCCTCGGCAAGGCCAAGGTTCTTCAGCGTCCTGGCGAGACCAGCGGCAGCGCGCTCGTCATCGATGAAAGCCTTGACGGCGTCCACGCCGAACGCAACGGCAACGGCACCAGCGGCAGCGGCACCAGCGATCATGGCTGGCCCAAGAACGTTCTTCATCGTTCCTGCAAGGCCGGCCATGCCGGTGCTGGCTGAGACGCCATCGGACTTCAAGCGGTTCAGGTCGCGGATCGCGCGGTTGACGTCCCGGTCCGTGTAGTCGCCCTTGATAACGACATTGATCGGCTTCGCCATCAGTTGAGCCCGAATCTCGCCTGGGCGCGCTCAAGCGCGCGGTCGATGTCCTCGCGAGCCTGCGGACCCTTCGCGAACAGGGCAGGCTTCAAGGCGCGCGGATAGTCCGCACCGAACCTGGCAATGATCGCCGGGTTGAAGTACTTGTTGTCGACGCCGCCAGGATTGGCTGCACCTGCCGTTGACCAGATCGCACCAGCAGGGTCCAGGAAGGACACGATGCCGGCGATGCCGACGGTCCCGGCACCTCGCACCCGCCGCTTCCGCACGCCCGGACGGATCGACCGATCCACCTTGGATTCGTTCCAGTCGAGCGATCGGCTTGTCGTCTCGAAGGTGATCGAGCCGGATGAGCCATTCCTGCCGCGCGTCTGATTCCACTTGCCCCAGCCGCTCGAGCGCTCACCGGACGGCCTGGACCCGAAGAGCACCTGCGAAGGTGTCCGTCGACGCGCGTCATCGGCAACAGCACCGACGGCCTTCCTGACGTCGTTCTGGAGAATCTTGTAGATCTCCTTGTTGAACTTACTCAGCGCATCCACCAGAGCACCGGCACCCTGGACGTCCAGCGACATCGGCATCGCGGCTCACCTCCTCTTGGATGCTCTGCGGGCCTTCTCCCGCTCGGCCTGCTCCCAGCGCAGGAACATGCTCATGGTGTGGATCATGCGATCGTCGTGCTGCAGCAGCTCGTTCGGAGTGCAGCCCCACGCGCGCGCTAGCGCGACGACTCGCCAGTGCTCGGAGACTCGTCCAAAGGGACGGTTTCCTCGTCAGTCTCGCCAAGGGTCATCGTGTCGACCTGCTCCAGCCACGCGTCAAAGTCCTTATCCGTCGACTTGCGACGATGCAGGACATGCCACGCGAGCCAGAGCATGTCCGACAGAAACCGCTCCGTCAGGAGCTTGTTCAGCGGCTTGGCCGTCTGACGTTCCCACGCGACGAGGTCGACCGTGGCAGCCGAAGCGTCCACGGTCGACCCGTCGTCGTAGGTGATGTTGATTCGCAGCTGCATCGCAGTGAGCCTTTCCTTAGGCCGTGGCGCGAGTCACGGCGCCGGTGATCGGCCAGGAAACCGAGACGGTGGCCAGGTCTCCGACGGCGGAGTCGATCGGGTTCCACTGGGTGACCAGCACGTCGAACTGGTACTCCGGGTTCGAGGTGCCGATCGCGGCGGTGCCGCCGGGCCGGACCTTGACTGCTGCAGTCGATCCGAGCAGCGCGTAAACGACCGAGTCGATGGCGCCGCTGGCCATGTCCTGGTGAAACTCAATGTCGACGTTGCCTTGCTTCAGGCCTCCGATGCGGGTGCGGAAACCGCTGCTGCTACCGAAGGCGGTGGTCTCGATGTCGTCAGCCTCCACCGAGATGGTAATGCTTGCGGCGCTCGTGGTCACGGTGCCGCTGTTGAGAACGATCACCGGGTCGGTGACCACGAACTTTGCCATGATGCTTCTCCTTTATTGGGCGATCACCTGAACCGCGAACTCCGCGGACAGGTATTGCACCCCGTCGTCAAGGACGATCGGGCCGTAGTTGCGCAGTGCTTGGACGCGGAGGTCGAATGCCTCGCCGCCGAGTTGGCGGTCGGATTCGATGGCGCGCTTGATGGATGTCGCGCTCGAAGGGTCGCAGTACCCGTCCAGGGTGGACTGTGCGGTTCGCTCGTTCCACCGGCCGACGATGACCTTGACGACGAAGTCGTAGGTGTCGGCGCCGCGACCCATCGCGGTGTCGAACGAGATACCAACCGGAATGACGTAGGCGATCGGTGGCTTCGGGTCATCGGGGACGTAGGCGTAGGCACGCAGGTCGGTGATCGTCGCCAGGTTGGCAGCGAGTTCGGTGCGCAGGTCGGACAGCGTGGTCATGCCACACCGACGGCAGCGGCGTGGACGAACGGCGAGAGTATGGCCTGGACGTCGGGATCGACGCGCGAGACGCGCATGGCGCCCAGGTCGCCGAAGCCAGCGACGCCGAGAGGCGAATCGAATCGCTTATAGAAGCGTGACGCGAGGACGATCGCGGCCTGCTTGATCTCGGTGGGGATCGCGGTACCGAATCCGAAGTTGGCCTGGACGCGGACCGTGGTCTCGCCGTCCCAGGTCGTCGGGAATGAGTAGTCCCCGATCATCCGAAGCCGGGTCGCCGGGAAGGCCAGGCCGGCCACGCGGCGATTGAGCGGCTCGTACTGCAGGTCCGTGTCGGCCAGGGTGATGTCGTAGACGCCGTCACCAGCCGAGGAGATCGCCACCGTCGCCGTGCCGGCCACATCGTCGATGTCGCAGACGATCGTCGATGTCGGGACGAAGTACCGGGTCGCGGTGCCGGACTGGTAGAAGTGCCGCCCGGTGTGCGCGTCGATCGACCTGGAGGCGGCCTCGACGGACAACTCCAGCAGGGTGTCGTCCTGCGTGTCGGCAGACGGGATACGAGCTGCGGCCTTGATCTCAGCCAGGCTGCAGTACCCGTTCGTGATCGCCACTGGAGTCCTCCTTCCGTTCGGTTGCGATGTCGACAAGCCGGTCCAGGGTCGGCCGCCAGTCCCGCTCGTAGACGACGTCGGCGTCGTAGTTCTCGCGCGTCCAAGCGATCGCAGCCTCCGACCTCACCCGACCGGCGGCGTACATCGCCTCCAAAGCCTTGACCATCTCCGGCACTGACGGCACGTTGAACCACGCCAACTGCGTCGCGTCCCAGAACGGCTGCCCGGAGACCTTGATCGAGTCCGGCCCGGCAAGTTCGGCCTGTGCGCTGAAGTCCTGCGTGATGACCCGCAGCCCGCACGCCTGCGCCTCGACCTGCGTGATCCCGAAGCCCTCGCCGTAGGTCGGGTTCAGGAGCACATCGGCAGCTGAGTAGAGGGCCGCGAGCACCTCGGCAGGGATGCCGAGGCGCAGTTGGTACTGGTTGATGAACTTGACCTGATCGGTGCTCAGGCCGCACGCCTGCAGCAGCGGGTCGAACGCGATGCCGGACATCGCCCCGTACTGCTCGGAGTGGATGAATAGGCGCGCGTCGTCGTGCTTGGCCGCGAAGATGGAGAACGCCAGGACCTGCTCGGCGAAGGCCTTGCGACTCGGAACGCCCTTGTTCGCGTTGGCGATCATGACGACGAAGTGATCGTCCTCGAATCCCATGATGCCGCGCCCGGTGAGCATCTTGCCGTCGTCCTGCTCCACCGAGGCGGTCGGCTTGAACAGGTCCGTCTCGATGGCGTGCGGCACCAGCATGGCCTCGATGTCGCGCCTGGCCAGTTGCTCCTGGCCGAACTTCGACATCGCGATCGACACGACGTTCGGCTTCTGGCAGAACGCTGCGACTGCTGGAGGGACCGGCAGGTGATCGACCGGCACCCAGGAGGCGACGTTCATCTTGTCCCAACCCGGATTCGACAAGGTCCACACGTCGTACAGCGTGAACATCCACGGCAGATCGTTTGGATGCCGCCTAGCCCAGTCCCGGTAGTACGGCGCGCACATGTCCTGC